AAACTGCTGACATAGTGATTGTTGTGTAATTATTTTCATTATTTTCCCAAAAGTCCTTTACATTTGCTCCGAACTATGGTATAATATACCCATATAGTTTAAAAGATAAGGAGTTTAAATGAATATAACAACAATAAAAGAAATCGTTCAAGAATTTGATGGCATCAAATTTACAACAAGTGGTAAAACTTTCGAAGGCTATGTCAAAGAAGTTAACGACACTGATATACACGTAAGAGCATATAATAAAGATGAAGTTGAACCTAATGGGTTAGCTAACCATTCTACATATATCTTACCTTACGTAACATTTAAAGGTATTAATATTGAATGGTTTTTTGAAGGACAAGGTTGCGATAATTCAGCAATTGGGATGTCTGGATATTGGGTTAATGATTTACAAGAGGTAATAGCATAATGAAAATAATATTTGACGTAGACGGGACTTTAATGGACATTGAGACAAGAAGGAAATGGTTAGAAGGACCTACACCTAACTGGACAAAGTTCATGGACCCAAAAGAAATGGAAACAGATACACCTAATCAGCACGTTATGGAAGTTGCTGAATGCATGCATGATGCAGGACACGAGATTGTTATCGTTTCAGCTAGAAATGAAAGACATAGAGAAGTCACTGAGCATCAGCTTAAACAGAACTTTGGTGTATTTTGGTCTCATATGTTTTTAAGACCTGATGACAGCTTTGAGCCTGACAATCAGTTCAAGCAAAGAGTTCTTGATGAGCTTATCAAAGCTGACTGGAAACCAGACATGGTCTTTGACGACAGAGACCAAGTTGTTGAAATGTGGAGAGCTAACGGCATCCAATGTTTTCAAGTTGCAAAAGGAGACTTTTAATGGGTAAGTTAAGACAATGGTTTAGAACATGGATTGACGCTGTAGTTGAGAGGTCATTACAACGTAAAGCAAATAAAATATTTGCAAAACATGACGTAGAATACAGGGACGGAGACAATACGTAAAATGAGACAACACTTTCTCACAATTATTTCACCTAAAAGTGAAAATAATCCTTTACATTTGCTCAAAACTATGGTATAATATACATATATTCGGACAAATTGATAAGGAGTTAATATGAATAAATTAGTAATACACACACAATATCTCGAGAACTACGGAGATTCAAAAGACCCGTACATGAAGTTCAAGGGTGGCACTACTTACGTAATGTCTAACTGTGGCGAACTCAATGAAAATGAGATTGCTACTTTAGTGGCTAGAGTCAAGCCATATATAACCACTGACTTAGTCAAGTCAAACGGTGGTTCAGAAGAATACATCAATGACGTAAAAGTTGTTCCTCACGCAGAGCAAGTTTGCGCTGATTGGGATTCAGTCACTGAGTTTTCTTTTGACCTTTTTGGTCATGTTAATTTCATCAAAATTACTGACAACCGTGAAGATGGTTGGATGAGAAAAGAAATTCTCGAAACAACTGAAACATGGACTAACGACCGTAAAAACTATAAGAAAGAATTCTTAATGGATAACGGCGATTTCTGTATCGGTGATAAAGAAGCTGGAACATGGCTTAAAGAGCATGCAGTAGTAGAATCAAAAATTGAAAGAAACATAACATTTTAAGGAGTATATTATGGAAAGATATTTAATAACAACAGAGTCATATATCTATGCAGAGGACGAGAAAAAAGCAAAGTCACTCGCAGGATATATCCAAGGCAAACAAAGAAAGCAATACGATAATCAGCATTGCGTAACAAATTTACAGTACGCCCCATTTGGCGGCGGCTTTTCAGAAAAGAATTTAATTGAAGGAGAAATACTATGAACGAAGATATCATGAGTCTATTAGAAGACATACAATGTAAGCTAGACAATATGGAAAATCAAATCAACAATATGGCTGGTGAAGTCAGCTCTTTAGGAGATATTGAATCAAGAATCGATTCAGTCCAAAGTACTGTTGATTCTATTGAAGGGAGGATTGAATAATGGCTAAAACATTTGACGCACTGAAAGCAGAATTATTGCAAATAAAAGAAGAGATTGAAATGAAAGACATCATTACAAAACTCGATAATCGTAAAGCTAAACTAAAAGAAGAAGCTAAATTACATAAAAAGCTTACACGTTCAGTAAAGAAAGCAGGCGAACATATGCCAGGCTCTCTTGATTTTAATTCACCAGATAATATGTACTATAGCGAAAAGTCTACAGAAAAATTTCTAGAAAACAGTTCTTATATGGATGCTTATAACGCGTCTAAACTAGACCAGGAGTGGAACTAATGAGTGTGTTACATAAAATAATCTCTTTGCAAGATGCAAGAGATAGAGCACAGGACCCAGACTTTAAACTGTTATGGGAACAAAAAAGATTAGAGTTGATAAGACTCGCAGAAAGAGGAGAAAGAGGACAATGGGCCAATACGACGAAAGAGTTGAAAAGCAACGAAATAAACTAGCAGCTGAAGAGTGGGCAAAAGGAGTTAAATGTCTACATGCGCATTCAGTAAGCTCAATGCATTATGATGATAGACCGCAAGATACAGCTGATGGCAAATGCGTAACTGATGTGGAATATAACGATGGTAGTGTTAATAGAACATTATCAAACGGAGAAACTGTAATGCTTGGTAAAGCTTTAAAAGGCCAAGACTTAATAGATGCGTATACAAAATATATGTAATAATCCTTTACATTTACAAAGAACTATGGTATAATATACATTATGAATCCAAAACAAAAATACTTAAAAGAAACTCGTAACTTTAATGGTGGTATACAAAAGATATATGAATTTCCTAATGGCTATGGCGCTAGCGTCGTAAAGCATAAAGGTTCTTATGGCTATCTTAATGGCTTATGGGAACTTGCTGTATTAGATGTTGATGGTTCATTATGTTATACCACTGAAATAACAAACGATGTTATAGGGCATCTCAATGACCCTGAAGTTGATGCGATATTAAGGAGAATCAAACAATTATGAAAAATAAAACAAAACGTCCAGTGAGTACGCTAACTCACACAACAAGAGAAGTTGCAATTCATTTCCTAGCATGGAGAGAAAAGCAAAAACAAAAGACCATGATAGGTCATAATGGAGGACCTAAGTAATGGCAGTAACAAGTTTTTATATGGGTTCACTTAGATATTCACCTTGTGGCAGAAAGAGAAAAAATCATGCTGCTAACAGAGTTAAAAAGAAACCAGTAGCTTTTCAATCAGTAGCTTTAAAGCAATCTCAATTAGAGAAGATAAGAGAAAGACAAGCAGTACAATACAATTCTATAATGGAAGAATATATGAAGTCTGGTGAGTATCATAAAATTAAAAGCGATTGTACTAAACAGGAGCCAATGAAATACACTGGCACATTAGTAAAAGGTATTGCCACTATGCATAAGTCAAATGCTGTACCAGTTATATCTCAGCAAGAAGCAGAAGATATCGCTAAAATGAGGAGAAACTAATGAATACAATATTTAGTGTATTAATAATGATATGTGCAGCATGGTTTGCATATATGTCATCACATGTTGCTGAAGAACAAAGGAAAGGTAAACATATACCTTTACCTTGGGAGAAAGATTAATTGTTTTTGGCTGGGTCTCATCAACGCGACTCCTTATCACCCGCAGAGGCCTGGCCATTTTTTTTAAAAATAATCGTTTACATTTGCTTAAAAGTATGGTATAATATAAGTATTAAATAATAAGGAGTTAATATGGCTAAAAGAAGATTAAAAAACGCTGATGAAGCAATGATGGGACCAAAACCATCTTATGGGGTACACAATCCTGTACCAACTAATAAAAAAGATAAAGATAGAGAATATCGCAGAGCAAGATATTGGTTCTACTATTTTGAGAATAAGAAAAAAGCCACTGAGACAGTTCTTACTTATTGTACAAGAGTTCTTAATTTTGATAAGACTAAAATAGCAAATCTTAAGAAACTTCCTGATTGGAAGTATAGGATGAAAACTTATCAAACTATTGAGTTAATTAATAATGGTTGGACTGGTTATCCTTTAACAGACGAAGCTATTGAAGAGATGCATACTTTTCTTAAAGGGCGAGAAAAAGAAGGAAGAGCTATTCAAAAGGTAGAAGATAAAAAACCTAAGCCAATAGTTATCTCTCCAGCTGAAAGAATACGTAGAAAAGTTATGCAAACAATGTATCATTCATGGGATACGATGGTAATTGATAAATGGATGGATGGAATCTTTGATAAGAAAGAAGTCATATTCCCTACTTACAGTTTATTACAAATGCATTCTATAAAAGGAGCTGGTATTAATATATTCAGAGAAATAGTTCAAAACGAATATGATGTTATATCAGATGCTTATCATAAAAAATGTGACCAAGCTGTTGAAGCATATTCACATATCAAAAAAGGCGACTTACGTAAAATGATGAATACAATGGATGGAATATTTGAAGACATCGATCGTATGAAACAGAATTCTAAAGTAACGCGAATCCCAAGAGCTAAAAAACCTAAAGCTTCAGATAAACAAATCGAAAAGCTTAAGTTTATGCCTGAAAATGTAGATGCTAAATTAGTATCAATTAATCCTATATTGATACCTGGTAAGCAGAAGCTTTACATATATAATTGCAAGAATAAAAAGTTAATTGAGTATGTTACGACTGCGACAAGTGGCTTTGAGATATCAGGTACATCAATAAAGAACTTTGATAAGGTAGATTCTAAACAAGCTACTTTAAGAAAGCCTGATGAAATTTTACCAATGATTTTAGGTAAGACTGAAAAACAAATCGAAAAGATTTGGAATACATTAACAACAAAAATTGATAACCCTACAGGAAGAGTTAATGCTGACTGTATTTTAATGAGAGTATTTTAGGAGGATAATATGCTATCAGTCGGAGAAAAGTTCCCTGCGTTCTCACTGCAAGGAATCAATGAAAAAAATGAATTTGTGAGAGTTGAAGTAAACGAAAGCTATATGCCACAGAAAAAACAGTGGAGTGTAGTTTATTTTTATCCTAAGGACTTTACCTTTATATGTCCAACAGAAATAGCAGGGTTTGACTGTTTAGTCGATGATGCTAATGTTATTGGAATAAGTGGAGATAATGAGTTCTGTAAATTAGCTTGGAAGCAAGATAATAATATGATTGGTAATATTAATCATACTCTTGCTGCTGATTGTGGATTAGGATTATCAAATACTTTAGGTATTGTTAACGAAGAAGAAGGTGTTCCATATAGAGCAACGTTTATCTTTGATAAGAATAGAATTATACAACATGTATCTATTAACGCTTTAGATACAGGAAGAAACGCACAAGAGGTATTAAGAACATTGAAAGCTTTACAAGCAGGCGGTCTTACAGGTTGTGCATGGAACGAAGGTGAAGAGTTTGTCGGATAAAGATAATCCAGTAGAGCAAAAGATTATGACAAAGAAGAGATTCTCTGCAGCAGTAGAGCATCTTGTAGCAAATAACAATATGTCATATATCGATGCAGCATCTTACGTAGTAGAACAAAGAGGTATGGATTATAAAAATCTTAAAAAACTCTTAACAGATTCTTTAAAGCAAAAGATTGAAGAAGAAGCTTCAGGCTTACATTTAATCAAAGCTAAGAGAGGTAATAAACTACCTCTATGAATGACCCGTTTGAATCTTATAAATTATATAACGCTCTTAAACTCCATTTCGAAACAGATGGATATGATGCGATTAAGTATCATTTTAAGACTTCAGTAAAACCTACTTCATTCTTTAAAAGAAAAGACAAATTCTTCTTTGCAAAGCTAGCAAAAACATATGGACCAGAATTAAAAGAGTTCTATATTGCTAACTTTAAAAACGATGTTAAGTATGTCGGTGATATGCTTAACGAAGGTGGAGAAAGATATTATAGAGACCATAAAAAAATTATGGAATCTTTAAGCTATCAGTTTCAAACTGATATAAATAAACTTAATGATATGGATATATCGTTTGATTCTCTTTTAGAAGCAGAAGAAAACAATCATCCATTAATCATAAAGCTTTGGATGCAAGAAGAAATACAATTGGAAACAATCGTAATCTTGGATTCAATACTTGGGTTCGTAGAACGTGAAAATAGAAAGATAACAGATACTATTATTTGGCCTGACATCTATAGAAAGATTATGAAATATAGACCCTTCGTAAAGTTTGATAGAGATAAATGTTTACATTTATTAAAAGAAACCTTTACAAATGCCACGTAATGTGGTATAATATAACTATATTATGAATAAAGTGGATAATTCAGTAATACATTGTAAATATGGAGAAATATAAAATGTCATTAGAAAATCTAAAGAGCATGCGAGGCTCGTCAATCGACAAACTCGTAAAAGCAGCAGAAGCTGTATCTTCAGCTAAACCAGAAACTAATTCCTATGCGGATGATAGATTTTGGAAGCCTACAAGAGATAAAGCAGGAAACGGCTATGCTGTAGTCAGATTCTTACCAGCGAAAGATGGTGAGGACTTACCTTGGGTAAGATATTGGGACCATGGATTCAAGGGACCAACTGGCTTATGGTATATCGAAAACTCTTTAACGTCCATTGGACAGCAGGACCCAGTATCGGAGCATAACTCTGTACTTTGGAACTCAGGTAGAGACGAAGATAAAGCAACTGCTAGGGATAGAAAAAGAAGGCTGCACTACGTAAGTAATGTGCTAGTCGTTTCTGACCCATCAAATCCAGAGAATGAAGGGAAGGTATTCCTTTACAAATTTGGTAAGAAAATCTTTGATAAGATTATGGATGTTATGCAACCTCAATTCGCTGATGAAAATCCAGTAAATCCTTATGATTTCTGGGAAGGCGCTGATTTTAAAATTAAAATCAGAAAAGTAGAAGGTTGGGTAAACTATGATAAATCAGAATTCAGTTCACCAAGTGCTTTGCATGAAGGCGATGAATCTAGATTAACAGAAGTTTACGACAAACTGTATTCTTTACAGGATTTCTTAACACCTGAAAACTATAAAACTTATGATGAGCTATCAATGAAGTTGAATAAAGTACTTGGAGTCGATGCGGGTCATTCTGCAATGCCGGCACCAGTAATGAATGAAACTGCAGCTCCAGTAGCGGGTATGAGTACAGCCAATGCGGAAGCAATGGGTACTGCGCCTTCAGCTGAAGAATCATCTGATGAAGATGATACATTAAGTTATTTTGCTAAACTAGCGAAAGAAAGTTAAAATCTTATAAGATTTGAGAGGAGGCGAAAGCCTCCTTTTTTTTAGTCTGAATATTGATTTAATATATTTGCGTTATTAAAATTAAAGTCAGAAGGAGGTGGTCCATTAACTATATAGGT